GTACCTGCTATGAGGATTTTATTTAAACCGAGTGCCATGACTATTCTCCTTAGATAGAAATTGAGTTATAGCCAGAAACTCTGGTCATTGACTTAGGCTTAACGCTCACTAATTCAGCGATCATTAAGACAGCGCCAACATAGCCGATCTGCCAGTTTGGTAGGGTTGATTCAAAACCAGTAAATACGAATGAACCTTGATCGTGAATATACAAGGATAAGTAGTTGCTGTTAATGAAATAAACAGTACCTTCTGGGCAATACGGATCAGGATAGATTGGAACTCCAGCTACCATCAAAGCTCTAAATGCAGCTTGAGGACCGTTGCTGTCACTATCAAAACCATGTCCTGGGGTAATAACATATTGCTCTTGACCGACATAGTCTTGAGCTAAAAGTGTCCAAGTACCAAAACCGCAAACACCAAAAGTAGGAACTTCTGCACCGTTTTTGACAGTTCCAGAAATGTACTGAAGGATGTTTTGACGAGTTGGGTTTACTGAACCTGCGTTATATACCTTTGACTTCCACCAAGTATTGGCTGTACGACTGATGTTACCGTAAGTAACCATGTTCGTACCGTCATCAATAGCACCTGGCAAGCCAATGAACTGTTGAGTGTTGGTGTAGTTGTTGTACAAAGCAGTTGCCATTGCATCCATCATCACATTGGTCGCATCATTCATACGAGCTTCAATGAGAGGGATGATTGCATAATCCTGCTGAACCGCACCTTCCATACCGAGAAACGGTACTGGTGAGATCATCAGTTTCAAGTTGAACTCAGCGTTATACGCACCTTGTTGAACTGACGGCTGGTTAAAAGAACCAGAGTAGTCTGACCATTGGGCGTTAACAAACTGAGCACCTTGAACTGGTACTGTTACTTGGGATACACCACCTGAAGCCTGTTGACTGTTAGCAATCAAAGCAGCCATGAGGGGTGTGCTGTTGTAAATCTGCACGACCAGTTTAGGGATAAACGCTCTACGAGTTACATAAGTAAGTTCGTTATATTGCGATGAACCCGATGCTGGTACTATTCCGCCACCTATCGGCATAATAATTCTCCGTTAAAAATATCCCCTAAACTGCGATTAAATGCCAATAGGTCTGGTGTTCTTACGCAGATCCATTAGCGCTTGTGCTGCTTCATTCCTTGCACCTTGAACTGGGTTTTTCCAATACTTAGAAAGGTCAAACTTGCTCATTGCACTAGGGTTGTAACCCATGTTGTTGTTGCCAGCAGGTGTAGCTGCTTGCTTCATCCAATCCCAATACTGTGCTGCCGTTTCGTGATTCGTCATACCTTGCTCCAGCATTAGTTTTTCAATCTCTTGGATGTCCTCGTCAGTTTGAGCTAAACCTTTAGACTTCAGTTTTGCTCTACGCTTTTCGAGTTCGTCAACAGCATCTTTCTCACGCAGTTTAGCTTCTAATTGCATAACCCGCTCCTCAGCAGCGTTCACCTTTTTTTCGGTGTAATCTTCTAGTTCGAGTTCTGGAATTGGAAGGTTTGGTCTGACTTTTTTGGTCAAACGCAACACTTCTTTGCGTGTAGCAGGATCTTCAGCCAAGTTTTTCATTAACAAGGCTAATTCATCCCGTTGTTCTAAAGACATATCTTCTAAGCTCATAATTTATCCCCTTACCTAGTTAAATGACTTTTTTAGTATCGCCAGGCTTAGACATATTCATCATGTTCTTGTAGCCAGCTTTACCTGAAGAATCCAAGCCACCAAACTCTGAATAACGAGGAGTATTGATAACTTGACCATTTTTTTGATTGTTGTCAGTAGGTCTGCGAGGACTTGCTGAACCACGAGGTTTAAAGAGTTCCATAATGATTCCTTACATTTGTGGAGTTGCGGAAGGCATCCCACCAGGCATACCGCCAGGAGGAGGTGGCATCCCACCGCCCATTGGAGGGGGTGGCATACCGCCAGGTGACATACCAGGGATTGTTGGTGCTGCTTGCATTGCCTTGCCTTCAGCCGTTGCACCTCCAGCTTGAGGTAATGTTTGTAACATCTGCATGATTTCAGCAGGTTGCAACTCATTGGTTTTTGATTTCTTAGGACCAATTACGCTGCTCATTCCACGAATAGCGCCCAAAACTTTTTGACCTTCTGGACTTTCGCTTCCTAGAGCTGGCAAAGATTGTTCTAGTAAATCCATTGCCATTGAAATATTTATCATTGCTGCTTCACGATTACCCATCTTAGGTTCAGGGGTACTCATAGGTGAACTCATTGGAGGAGCAGAAGCATCAGACATCTGCGCTCCACTAGCATCGGGAGCTGGCAAGCCACCAGGCGTTGCGCCATCCTTTTGGCTTTGCATCATCTTCATCAGTTGATCTGAGGGTACGCCCATAATATTTTCCTATCAAATTACTTCGTATCGTAATCTTAATCTATCAGTTGTCAAGTGGGGAGGATTATTTAGTTTCCCCCTCCCTCCAGGACTTATTCGGTCAGCCGAAATAACCCTTGCGGATTACTTGCGTGCTTTACGACCTTTGCGAGATTTGCGTGCCATGTGAATTTCTCCTAATAGCATACGGTCACCTATTTATAGGGTAAGGCAGCCACAACCCTTTTTCTCTCGTGTGAAGGAGTGAGAAACCTTATCTGCGTGATTTGCGACCACGCTTTGCTTTTTTAGCGTACATAGTGAACTCCAAGTTAAGCTATCCCCTAACTGTCCTGCCATAAGTCCGAGTTTTTGGACCTCTGTTAAAACTTTGCACTCCTGAAATACGATACTCTAAATTTGGCGATCTTTCACCACTTTTAAGCGAACTTGTGCTCACTCTAGGTTGATCTGCTTTTGGTTGTACATTTTGTTGTGCCATTAGCCTACCTCTGGTTCTTTCTTGCCTTTAGGAGCTGGAGATTGTGGAGGTGGCTGGTTAGCTTGCTCCTTTTCCCGCTTCTTGAGTTTGTCTTTAATTAACTGCTTCATCGGTGGTTCTACTAAGTCTAACAAAGATTCTTTATCAATAGCTTGCGCTTTAAACAAATTAAATGCAAGCGCTCTTAAATCTTCTTGAAAAATTGGGCTATTAGAGTGGGCATCCACCTTAACCACAAAATCTTTAGTAAATTGCTCGGCAATAAACGGTACACCGTCAGTATCTTTAAAGTGGGTATCACCATAGGCTTGCATGAGCTTGAGATACAGCGTTGCAACTTTTTCTAGGGAATCCTCAACAATGAGAGCACGCTTTTTAGCACGAGATGAACCCAATCTAGCCAACTGGGATGCGTGTCCTTGAGAACGAACCCCAGATTCACCACGACCACTAAGCACATTGCTAATACCAGATACTTCAGCAAACATGGCATCAATTTCATGTAGTACCTCAAATAAATCGCCTGGCATATCAGGTGCTAGGCGTTCTACCTTAGCGTTAGGCATATCTGATGCCAATAACCCACCTGGGCGGTTTAATGCAAAGTTCTTTTCATCCAAAATGCCTGTAAAACCAACTAAGCTGGTAGGTGGTGATACTTGTTTGGATAACAGATCTAAAATTTCGGTCATCCGAGCATTTCTGAGCTGTTGCAATAACATGAGCTTTTGACATTCAGATGCTCCCCAATAGTAGTCGTATTGCGGGTTAGGACAGATTTGCACAAATGGCAGTTCACCCTTTAAGAATAAGGATGCGCCAGGTCTGTCATAGATAATCACATCAGGTACAGCCATTGTCACTACTTGGTAGTCTTGGGTTTCATCATTCCATACCCAAAGCTCTTTCATTTCAATGGTTTCTTCTGCAACCTTGGCTTTGTAACGGTTCATACCGTACAACTCCATATTCACATTGCCATAAATGTTTGGATTGGTTTGCGACATCACAATACGGTTTACTGCTTCAGGTATATCAGATTCTTGCTCACGATAACCAGCCGTTACACGAGAAACAATGTCCTCTCGCTTAGGATGAGAATACAGACGGGCATATAGTTCACTCTTGGTAATGTAGTAGGTTTGAACAATCGCTTCTTGCCTGTCTGTATAAGGGGTATCTTCCCGCAACACGCCTAAAGCAGAGGGTTCAATCATGTACGGGTAAATACCGTTGTTGTAAACCAACTTGATAAAGGTGCTGTTGTAAACCAACGCCCAAGTTAATGCGCTTGAAAATACTTGGTCTGCATTGGAGTTTAGCCACTCATCATTTAACGCTTGTGTGAGAGAGGGTGCTTTTTTATGCTCCATCTCAGGAACAGAAGCACCAATGTTGATAGAGAAGCGGGTGGTTTCAGCAGAATACAGAAAGCTCGTTAGCTGATCGAGGTGGGGATTTATTTTATTAAAGTACGCTGGCGGTTCTTCAGGTCCAGCGCCAAATAAAAAGTATGCCCGTTGTGTGGTGTAATCCCCACGCCTTTCTTCTTTTGACACTAGACACTTTTGCATCAGGTCTAGGTAGAAGTATTCTCGCTCAGTATTATTTGACGGGATTCTCATTTTTTGATCTGCAAGTTATCGGGATCTCTCATAGTACCACCAGTTAATGTTACAGGTCCTGTTTTAATCCCTGCTTGTCCTGGTGTCAAGCCCACTTGTTCTGCTTCTTTGCCTAATGATGGTCCAACGGGTTGAGCAAACTTGCCAGCAAGGATAGATTGCATATTCATGCCGTTTTGTCCACCACCCCAGATCGCTGCATCCCCCGCCCTTGGTTCTCTTGGACCTTCTTGTGGCGCTGGTGGCGTTGTTGGTTTGATTCGATCTTTGTCAACGCCTTTTTTGCGGGTGGCGTTCTTTTCGGCTTGGGCGTACTCTTTTTCGGTGAACTTGTTTTTACGGGTAAGGAAGTTTTCTTGGTGCTCGCCTTCCCTC